AAATAATAGGTTTAAAACAATTTAGAAAAGATTTAGCTGGTGCCGAAAGAATGAAGACATCGAGTGGTGATAAAGAAATTAGAGGAATGGTTGTATCAAATACTGATCCATTGTGGGGTGGGCTTAATACTTCAGTGCCACTTGATGCTAAAGAATTACATAACATTTCAAAGCAAGTTGCGTTGGAAACTGTAGTAAAAGAGGTAAATCCACATAATCTTTTAACTAAATTTGAAGCAAAAAAGAAAGCTGAAGAAATAGTAAGAAAAGGCAAAGAGTTTGGTATACAAGCTCACTATGTAATATTAACGAATGGAAGTTTACAACGAGGTAGACCTATTGATGAAATAAGAAGTAGTAGGTTTGCAGTAAGAACAAAAAGTGCATTTGAAGTTTTAATTGTGGCATCATCTGATAATCCTCCAAATCCATCTCAGCTTCAAACATTAGAAGAAGTAATAAAAATATTTTATTCGTTAGTTGATGGTGGTGATTTAAGTTCTATGAGTGAGGTTGAAGGTTTAGGCATTGAATTTATAAATTTGCAAACTTATAGAGATAAATTTGGAAAAACAAGTGACACGAATTTAAATGAAGATGAGTTACCATCGAAGCTTGAAAAAGTTTTAACAAAACCAACTGATATTGCAAAGACTAGTAAAACTAAAAAGAATCAAGAAATAACTATAGGCCAAATTACTAAAAAATTTGAAAGAATTAATGAGGTTGATGGTACAGAAATACAAGAAGACATTGATAGTAAACTTGCTGAATTTAGTAAAATTGCAGACGGAATAAGTGGAAATTATAATACAAAATTGTCACAGGCTGAAAACGCAAAGCACTTAAACTTTGGTGATAAATTCAGGGAGGGGCTTGAGGCTGATATAAAAAAGACAGATGCCTTTTTAGACAAACAAACTGGTACACTAGATAATTTAATTAAGAATTTTAAGTTAGATGGATCTGGTGCAAAAAAATTGGGGAAGGCTTTTAAAAGATGACGAGATTATTTTTAGATTTAGAAAGACTTTTGCCTAAAGAGATATTAAACAAATACTCTCAAGAAGATAAAGGCAGTAAAACTATTGAAGGTGATTTTCCAAAAAAAGATTACTTATTTAAATCAAATCTAAATAATATTGCAACTGAAAGTAGAATTGATACAGTTGACATTGGCGGAAGTGTGCCAGATATGGATTTGGAAATACCTGATGCTCAACCTTCTGAATATACTAATGTTACTGTTACTGAAACAAAATCCGGTCATCTAATAGTTTATGATGATACGGCTGGTGCTGAGAGAATTATGATTCGTCATAGACTTGGATCAGGTATTGAAATGAGACAAGATGGAACAGTAATTTATAGTTCCATTAAAAATACAGTTAGAGTAACAGCTGAAGATGAAAAAGTAATTGTTGATGGCGATGGTGAATTACAATATAATGGAAATTTAAAATTAAAAGTTGCAGGTGATTTTGATTTGGAAGTAGGTGGAGACTTTAATGTTAATGTTGAAGGAGACTATGAGCAAAAAGTTAAACGTGGTTATATTCAAGATATTGTTGGAAATAAAGAATTAAATATAACTGGTGATAAGAGTGAAACTATAGTAGGTCATAATAACACAATGATTCTACAGCAAAGCATAACAAATATAAAAGGAAACAACTTTTTAAATGTTGGTGGTCAAATGACACAACACACTGGTGACACATTAACTATGACAGCAGAACACGAAGTAGTTCTATCGACATTAAATGCAAATATTACAGCTTCAAGTTTAACAGTAATGGGTGATAGTGGAACCATTGGAGGAAATAATATGGTTTACTATGGACATACTGCACACATACCACGAGTCAATGCAACATCAGTTCATGCTTCACAGGGTGTTATAGCTACTGTAGGAATGACCGCACCAACATTCAATGGAAATCTATCAGGTAATGCAAATACTGCCGGCACAGCAGGTTCAATCGGTGCTGGTAGTGCACAAGGCCCTGTAACAATTACTAGTGCTGCAGATTCTAATACCGTTCCGCCAACTACCTCAATAATAAATAATGCTTTAAATTTTTCTCCTAAAGGTATAAGAAGAATATCAATTGATGAAGAAAACTTTATTAAAAATAAAATTGACAAAAGCGAAAATTATGGAGGTGTTTCAAAAACTGACCTTACTACAAAAGAAGTTAGATCAAAGTTACGTGATCCTAATAATATAAATAATGAAAAATTTGTTGGTGCCATATTAGCAGAAGGTTTAGTTTCACCTGCATTTACTACCATAGGTCCTCAAGAAACTGGAAGAATATCTGGTAAGAAAGCTGATATTGATATTGATGATGGAGAAATATTCACATGAGCACACCAAAATTTCAAACTGATTTATTTCCAGATCCAAAGTTTAATCCAGTATTTCAAGAAGATATTACTAGTAGAACCAGACTTGCACCCGGCATCACTATGGGCACTTTCTTAGGAGGTCATGGTGATCCTGTAACATTAACACATATTGAATCCGATGATGAAAAATTAAGATTAGCAAAACAATATGTATTACATGCTCAATATATGAAAATTGTTAGAGGTCTTGATCAATTTTTGGATTACCGTATACATGTTGTTGAATCTCTATATAGGTCAGAATCGAGTGAAATACTTGATGCATCAGATGGAATAAATTACTTAATGCAAAGAGGAAGAGCTGTAGCATATGAACTTATTGACATTAACGGAGATTTAGCTCTTGAGAAAACATTTGATCTTGCTGTTTTTACAAAGAATAATATAAACTTTGATAAGTTAATATTAGATTATGATAGTTACAATCCTGATGAGACAATTAATGCACAAATTATATTAGTAATGCCTGAAATAGTAACTCCATGGTCTGCAATATTTAATAATGAATTGGAAACAAGATTTAATAACTTTGTTCAAAGTACAAATGAATTAGTTGAAGTCATTCAACCAACAGAAGATATAACAAATCTTGTATAAATAAGGTAATAAGGAATAAATATGCCAACTAGAGCTTTTTCAATTGAAGATGGAAATCTTGGTGTTAAGACCATTATATCAAGTCAGAATAGAACATTTTCTGATATTGATTTGACATTTGCAAAAAAAGCTAGTGGAGATGTTTTTAAAAAGAATTCTGCTGCCGCAGTAAAGCAGGCTGTAAAAAATTTACTTTTAACTAATTTTTCTGAAAAACCTTTTTTAGAAAGGTTTGGTGGAGACTTAAACGCTTTACTTTTTAGATTAAGTACAGAAGTTGATGATGCTAACTTAGAAGATAAGATTAAAAGAAGTCTTGAGCTTTTTGAGCCAAGAGCAAAAGTATTAAATATTAATTCGATTATAAGTGCAGATAATCATGAAGTTAAAGTAACAGTAACATTTCAAGTAATAACAACTCAAGAAGTTGTTGACGTCGATGTATCATTAACGAGGTTAAGATAATGGCAACAAGTATACAATCAACAAGTTTAGATTTTGATAGAATAAAAAATTCATTAAAGAGTTATTTAAAATCTAAAAGTGAATTTAGTGATTATGATTTTGAAGCTTCAGGTTTAAGTAATATACTCGATGTATTAGCTTATAATACACATTTCAACGGTTTAATATCTAACTTTGCTCTTAATGAAGCCTTTTTAAATACAGCTCAATTAAGAAGTTCTATAGTATCGCATGCAGAATCATTAGGATACATTCCTCGTTCTTATTCATCATCACAAGCAGATTTAAATTTAACATTAACAAATACTGCTACAAACAGACCAACCACAATAACAATTCCAAGAAATACAAAATTTAACACTTCAGTAAATGATGTTTCATATGTATTTCAAACACGTCAAGCTTTTACAGCCACCGATAATGGATCTGGTTTATATACATTTTTAAATAATACTGGAGGAACAGGCATACCGACATTTGAAGGTACAGAAAAAACAAAAACTTTCTTTGTTGGAGAAAAAAACGATGTTCAAATTTATGTTATTCCTGATGTTACTATGGATATTAGCACAATAAGAGTAAGAGTGTTCGATACTGTAGGAGGTACATCATTTAGTGAGTATACAAATATTAAAGATGCAATACAAATTAACGATACAACCAAATATTATCAAATAAAAGAAGTACCAAATGGATATTATGAACTTATTTTTGGTGATGGTGTTACAACAGGTATTGCTCCTGTTGCAGGTAATAAAATAATAGTTGATTACTTATCAACTGTTGGAACAGAAGCAAACGGTGCTTCAACATTTACAGCAGCATCACAGGTGGAAATAAATGGTGTTAATTTTACATTAAGTGCAACTGCAGAAGCCGCATCTGCAGGTGGAGCTTTTAAAGAATCAATTGAATCAATAAGACAAAATGCTCCAATTGCTTTTGCATCTCAAAGAAGGATGGTTACTGCAGAAGATTATAAAGCACAAATTAATTCAAATTATGGTGCTTACCTTGATGACGTTTTAGCTTATGGCGGTGCTGATAACAATCCTCCTATTTATGGAAGAGTTTATGTTGCATTAAAATTTAAAGATAGTATTTCAATTGATACTCAGCAAACTGTGAAAGATGCAATAAAAACAAATCTTACTGACAATCTTTCTATTATGTCAATAGAAACAGTTTTTTTAGAGCCAGTTACTACCTTTTTAGAATTAACAACTACATTTAACTTTGATCCGGATCTTTCAAATCAAACACAAGGTGCTATACAGAACTCAGTTCAAAATACAATTAATAATTTTTTTACAACTAACTTGAATAAATTTAATAAAGTATTTAGACGATCAATATTACTCAATTCAATTGATACATTAGATGAGTCAATATTAAATTCAAGAATTGCAATTAAAATGCAACAAAGATTTACACCAACTTTAAATCTTGCATTACAATATGATATTAATTTTCCTACAACAATAGCAGCACCCGATGATGTCAATGTTAGGATTAACTCATCAAAATTTACATTTAATGGAAAGTCATGTACATTTTTAAATGCATTAAATTCAACAAAGATTCAAATTGTATCAATAGAAGGCGACACTGAAGTTGATAATGCAGGATCATATAATCCAGCAACTGGTACTGTTTCATTGACAGGTTTTAAACCTACGGCTATAGAAGGTACTGAAATTAAAGTTAGTGTTACTCCAGCGAATGAGAGTACAATTAGACCACTAAGAAATTTTATACTGAATATTGATCAGTCACTATCAACATCAAATGCGGTATTAGATTTTCAAAACACAGCAAGTAGCATATAATGACAGTAAATTATCATTTTAGACGAAGAAATAAAGATTTTAAAGTAAGGAAAGTACGTGAGTCTTTACCAGAATATTTTACTGAAAGTTATCCTAAATTAGTATCATTTTTAGAAGAATACTATAATTTTTTAGATTCAGATGGTCAACATGGTTTTTCTGAAAATATTAAAAAATCATTTACATTTAAAGATATACATGAAACTGAATCTACAAACTTAAACAATTATGTATCAATGGTTGGAGCCGGTTTAAAAACTGGTGAGGGATTTACTGATAGTAGATATGCACTTACTAGGCTCGCTGAATTATTAAGATCTAAAGGATCAAAGTTTTCTATACAAGAGTTTTTTAGGTTATTTTTTCAAACAGAAGCTGAAGTTGAATATCCTAAGGAACAAATATTTAGAGTGTTTAGTCCTGATTCTGATGTGCCAGTATCTTTAATAGGAACTGAATCACTTAAAGTTTTACAAAACAATGAATTATATCAAATATTTTCACTACTTATTAAAGTAGGTCTTGATACATCAAGGTGGACAGAATTATATAAAAAATTTATACACCCGGCTGGTTTCTTTTTTCAAGGTCAAGTTACATTAACAGAAGAAGCAGATATGGGTATCGGTGCAATGCCTTTATCAATACCAGATTCTGCTGTTGGACCATCTGTAATATCAGAAGCTGCCTTAGGATTAAATGTACCATTTACACAATTTACTGTGTTAATTGATTCGGCTGGAAGAGAAGTTCGAAGCGACTTATCACAACTAATAAGTACATATCAAACACTTTCAGCAACTGATATAAATAAATTTTATTCGAGTGTTGCACAAATAATAACTCCAAACTCGTTTACTTTTGATGATAGTAACATTAGAGATAGTGCATTAAATGCAACACCAGACTTCTCATTGTCAACTGAAACAATGGATAATGAAATGTTTACAAGATATACAAGTGACTCATCTTTTTAGTATAAATAGAACTATTATTAGGATTTAGAATGACTAGACAAAACATTAATATAGGCTCAGCAGCAAACGATGGAACTGGCGATACTTTAAGAACCGCCGGTACTAAAATAAATCAAAACTTCCAAGAAATATACACACAACTTGGAGGCGATAGTAGTACATTAACAACAAGAGTAAACTTAATCGACTCTGCCGTTGTATTTGAGGGAGTAACCGCAGACTCATTTGAAACAAAGTTAATTGCAACTGACCCAACTGCTGACAGAGTTATATCTTTACCTAATGCCACAGGTGCTATTGTTCTTGATGCTGCAACTCAAACATTATCAAATAAAACTTTAACTACACCAGTGATAACAGCTATATCAAATAGTGGAACAATAAATGTGCCTAGTGGAGCTGGAACTCTTGCAACAATTGCTGGTAGTCAAACACTTACTAATAAGACATTAACATCACCTACAATTAATACACCAATTATAGGAACATCTTTAAACGATGCTAATGGTAATGAATTTATAAAATTTACAACAACTGGAAGTGCAGTAAATGAATTAACAATAGCAAATGGTGCATCAACAACTGGACCTACCTTATCAGCCACTGGTGGTGGTGCAAACCTTAATATAATAATGACACCAAAAGGCACTGGTTCGGTTGAATTAAATAAAGCAGCTTTTAGTTCTTCTACTATTACTGCTAATGGTGCAGCAAGTACATCTGCAACTTTAATTATAGGTAATAAAGGTTCACAACTAGATGTTTCATTGGCAGATGGCACAACAGTAGGTGAGTATAAAATTTTTACAAATAAAGGTGCAGGTGCAATGCATGTTACACCAACAAACTTTGCACAAGGTACTAAGTTTGTGTTAGCACAAAACGATGGTTGTACCTGTATATGGGACGGATCCAACTGGTTCTTAGTCGGTAATCAAGGCGAAGTAACGGTATCATAAGGAATAGAATATGGCAGCAATTATAACAGATCCTCTAAAAAAACAATTAGTACAGACTGTTTTTGATGAAGTAACTAACAATACTAAAAGATACTACATAGGTATTGGTAGGTCTGAACAATGGGATAGTTCAGAAACAGTTCCAACTCCAACTGACACACCAAGAACAATAAGAAATTTACGTGCAGGATTACAGTCAATAAGAACTGGTGCTGATGTAACTTATGTAGTTCCAAGATATAACTGGTCATCAGGAGCAATTTATAATGCATATGATGATGATTTTGCCTCAATACCAACGAACACATACTATGTATTGACTGAAGATAACCAAGTTTATATTTGCTTACAACAATCAAAAAGTGCAACTGGTGCAGCACAACCTTCTACAGTAAAACCTACAGGAACTACAACTAAGCCATTTAAAACTGCTGATGGTTATATTTGGAAATTTCTTTATGCACTTAGTGCAGCTAGAGCAAGTGCTTTTCTTTCAGCCAACTTCGTACCAACTGAAAAAATATTAGATTCAGCAGGTGGAGCTGGATTATCATCAATACAAATTCAACAAGCTTCAGTGCAAGATTCCGCAGTACCGGGACAAGTACTTGGAGTTTCATTGACAGCAGGTGGTACTGGTTTTACCAGCACACCTACTATTACTATTAATGGTGATGGAATAAGAGCAGCAGCAACTGCAACAATAAGTAGTGGATCTATCGTTAAAATCGAAATGGATTCAAGTACAGATAGTGGAATGACTATGGGACAAGGATATAACTTTGCAAGTGTTGCAATATCTGGAGGAGGCGGTAGTGGAGCATCTGCGAGAGCCATACTTGGACCAAAAGATGGAATAGGTGCTGACAACCGCGATGAATTGAAATCAACTTCATTGATGTTTAATACAAAACCGGTTGGAGCTGAGGATAGTAATTTTATTGTAGGACAAGATTTTAGACAAGTTGCATTAATTAGAGATCCAAAGAAACATACAGATTCTGACTTTACTGCAACAACTGGTAGAGTATTAAGCTTTTTAAAAGTTACTAGTACATCTGATGCAGCAAGTTTTAGTGTTGATACAACTATAACTGGTGGCACCACTGATGCGAAAGCTATAATTGATGAAATTGATAGTGATAGATTATTCTTTCATCAAAGCGAGGCAACTGGTTTTAAGCCTTTTCAAGAAGGTGAAGCGATATCAGGAGGTGGAAATACTGCAACACTAGTGGCTGCAGGAGTTGATGCTGATTCTGATGCATTTACCACCGATGATGTAAATAGAACTACTGGAGATATATTATACATAGAGAATAGAGCGCCTGTTGTTAGGGCAGCAAATCAGACAGAAGACATAAAAATTGTGATTACACTTTAAGGATAAAAGATGGCTACTACTTTAACTGATACAACTTTTTCATCTACCTATAAAGATGATTTTGCAGACAGTGCAGGCTTTCATAGAATATTATTTAACTCTGGAAAAGCACTACAGGCAAGAGAGCTAACTCAATTACAAACAATATTACAAAAACAAATTCAAAGATTTGGTGATAATATTTTTAAAGAAGGTGCGGTTGTTAAACCCGGAGGACCTAACTTAAACCAAAAGTATGAGTTTATCAAACTTGACACTACTACAAATACTTTACCTGCCGATACCTCTACATTAATAGGAACAACTGTTACTGGTGTAACATCAAGTATTCAGGCTAAAATATTACAAGTAGTTGAAGCAACTGGTTCCGATCCTGCAACATTATATGTTCAGTATATAAACACTTCTAGTGGAACTTCAGGCACTAATACTATTAGAATGACTGCTGGTGAAAATCTATCTGGTTCAACAACATTAACTGTTCAAACAACTAACACTACAGCAAATCCTGCCGTAGGTGTTGGTATTCTTGCAACATTACTTTCAGGAATATATTATGCAAGAGGCAACTTTGTATTTACTGATGATCAATCAAAAATTATATCAAAGTACTCTGATAATGTTGATACCAATATAGGATTTAAAGTTGTAGAAGATGTAGTCACGGCATCTGATAATTCTTCATTATATGACAATCAAGGTGCAGTACCTAATGTGGCAGCACCGGGAGCCGATAGATTTAGAATAACATTAACTATTGCAGAAGAAAGTGATATAGATTCAGATGAAAATTTTATACATGTGGCAACTGTAAAAGAAGGATCTATATATAATGCTA